AAGAGGAAGGGCTAAGTCTGCCCAAATTTCACCACCACACTCCTGCCATAGCCTACTAAAATAATAATCCTCAGATAAATATCTTTTTTGGTCAAGAGTTTGATAAGGACCAACAGCAAAAAGGTCGTAACAATTATCTGATTTGTAAGATTGACCGTTTACAATTTGATCGGACTCGTATTTTCGCTCCGGAAACTTTTTAAACATTTTTCTAAATACCTCCCGCTTTACAAGCATCATACCTGTAGCAGCTTCATTAACTTTAAAAAAACCATTCTCCCCTTTTAAATTAGTAGGATCATCAAAATTTACATTGTATCCCAAAGCTTTAGCTTCTAAGTCATCTGGTGTTGCATTAGGATGATCTTTTAATATCTGTTTCATTTTTTCTAAATACAAATGTTTTCTAGGGTAAATACCACATGCAACATCTTTATCTGCACAAAGTAATCTTTCTATGTTCTGCCAAGTAAACCCTATATCAGCGTCAATAAATAATAAATGAGTTGCAACATAATCTTTACCATCCATCATCATAGATACGATTGTGTTACGGGCTCTGGTAATTAAACTTTCATTGCCCATCGTTTGTATTCTCATTTGAACATTTTTATCTTTTGACATGGACCACTGTTGTAATTCTAAAAGACCATGAAGAGTAGCTTCTGATAGCATTCCTCCATACATGGGCATTCCTAAAAATATTTTAAAGTTTTTATCTGTTAGTTCTTCTGGTTTAATCATTTTTTCTTCTCCTATTTGTATGTTTTTTTTGACCAAAAAATATTTTTGTAAGCGTCAACAATCCAATTGCCCATCTTAATTCTATTTTTTAATTTATTGTCATAATCTTCTTTAGGCGCTTTTTTAAGTTTCATTTCCCAATCATCTCTTTTAAAAGGAATAACTTGAACCATAGGAGTTCCGTGCTTTAAAAAGTATTTTTTATCAAGATCTCCTGTCCAATAAAAAGGAAAATTAATATGAAGAGGAAACTTATCCGTGTCTACAACACCGTCAATAATTTTGAAAGGAGCATTTTGATTTAATGGTTGTGTAAAAAGACAACTATATCCAGGAGAAGTAATAATTTTCCAATTACTAAGAAACTTACATACTACGTCAAATGTTCTTTTATCATGTTTTAAACCTTCAGAAACTTGACCTTGTTTGTGACTCTCCACAGCAAAATGACCCTGTGCAGGACCTCCTTCTATCATTTCCGATATGTTAAAATTTAAATTACCTTCTTGATAACTAACTTCATAGTCAATCGGAAAAGGAATTATGTAGCCAAATTTTAAAGCATCTAAAAAAGGTACACACGCTCTAACAGTTTGGTCAGTTGTTTTATTAGTGCCCATAGACCTATCAAGTTTTTTATAAGATTCTGGAATATAATGAAGAGCAGGTTTTGGGCTTGAAATAAAACCTTCAAAATAAGACTCAAAAATTATCTTTTTTTTAAACAAAGACTTTCTCTTTTATCAAATTTAAAATCTTTATAAGGGCCTTCTTGATCTACATAGTGTAAAAAAACAGTAATAAAATGATCATGATGACATATTTCTCTCCAGTGAATTTTATCCATGCCTTTAAAAATAACTACATTGTTAGGAACCATTGAAAACTTATGATCTATTCTATATCTTTTGTATTCTTTATTTGAATTGAAATATTTGTACTCAGAAGTTTCGTCCTCCTCTCCAACAAATAACTCATAAGGCTTATCAATTGGATCTGCTCCTAAACATAAGGCAACTGTATATTCACAAGAAGGTCTATCCTTATGTATTTTTAAATCAGAACCTTTATCATATATTCTAAAGTAAGAATAAGTAGGCCATAATTTTTTTCCAACGTTTTGTTGTATGACTTCAGTGCTCATATCCATTAATGTCTCCATTAAAGGATCCGAATATTCTCCAATGATAGAGTTAGCTTGTGAATCTGGACTAGCTTCTTGGCTTGAATATTTTAAAAGACAATAATTATAAACTAAATTCACTAAATCTTTTGGTAAAAACTGTTCAATAAAAATTGGTGTCATTATATTAACCATCCTATTAATGCGTATCTTGTTCCTGTTAAAACTTTTTTTACTTGATGTGGAAACATAAAATTAGATGGAAAGGCAAGTGCATCACCAATATTTTGAGGATATTGTAGTTCTTCTCCAGATAGATTAAAAAGAAACTCTCCTCCTTCAAAATCATTATTTAAACACAATGAAACAGACAAACTTCTATCTGCACAAGTAAGACCATGATCTATGTGATATAGATAGCCTGCGTCATAGTCATTTGCTTCATATTTTAAAATATCTAATTGTGATAGTTTCTTAAATCCAAAATGTTTATTTTTTTCTTTATATACTTTTCCTATATTAAAAAAAACATCTTGAGCATAATTGCTAACTATTTTTTGACCAAAGGTTGTAGGATGCAAAAGACTTCTTGTTTTACAATTTCTAACATTGCGATCCTCAGTGCTTTTAGTATTATCATCTACAAATCCAGCAACTTGTAAATATTCGTCATCAAAATACCTTATAATTTTTTCACAAACTGAGGAAGATATAGTCTTTTTTAATTCTAAAATATTTTCTCTCATTTTTTTATTTATACACAGAAAAACTTAGTAAGTAATACTGTGTGCAGAAAGGTAATTATCCCTCGCTGTATTTGCAGTTGTAGTAGCGTTTTCTTGAGAGTCTGCGTCTCCCGCCATGGCATTTTCAAGTGCTGTTTTCCAAGTATCTTCAGCCTCACATCTTATGACAACATTAGTTGTCCACTGAGGAATAGAAGTGATCTGGAGATTATCTCTGTTGTCTGTATATTCTATCTCACCTGTATTGGTTGTAGCATCCCACTGTAACGCATGAACATTAGCATCTATCTCAGTGTGAGATCTTAAATTGTGATATACTTCATCATCTAGATATACATCTGATTCGGTATTGCCTGTGCCTTTAGCTGGTCCATTACCATTTAAAGAGCCAGCGGCATCAAATATAACAGTGATTCTACTATTTACTGTTGTGTTGTTTACTGTTGTTGCCATCTTTTTTTCCCTTCTTTGTTTTTACCTTATTATTACTTAATTGTCTAATGGTTTCATCTTCCATTTTTTTATCTTTGCTCTCAAGAGCTTTTTGATGATCTCCTATTTTTCCAAAAAGTCTACTAATAGTTTTCATTTCTTTTCTTGTTTGAGGGTTAGAAGCTAAAATATTATTCATTACATTTTGACCTTTGACCATCTCATTTCGAAACGATTCTGTGGCAGCTTTAGTGCTCATGATCTGTTGTGAATTTTCTACTAAAAGTAAAGGAATCCAAGCAATAGAACATCCCCATTCTTGAACATCAAGTCCTGTTTGAGGGTGTTTTCCTTGAAGCATATTGTACCAAATACATTGATGCTTGATACATTTTTTGTTGAGTAACGGGCACTTTCCGTCAGGGTCAAATATTGGCATTAATCTTTAGCAGCGATGATAACGTTTGCGAATTTCAAATCCATACCAGGAATTGAGAACGAACCACTTCCTGTGTCTCCTGATCCTGTATTGGCTCCTGATAAGTTACCACTAAATGGGTGACTGTGGTTTCCACCACTACCTGCGTTGGGGAATGTATTGTTAAAGGTCTGAGTTCCTGGAGCACTGAAAACACCTTCGTTATTATGTGGTGCTCCTCTTGAAAACGCTGTAGGATTATAGGAAACCTGATTTGAGGGATTACCGTTTGGTCCCTGGGAAAAGTTATTTTCAGGAATTTGGTGATTATGAGAAGCTAATTGTGGTGTACTCAATGTAGTGTTGCCTACGGTTCCTGAGACAGATCCAGAAACAGGTAAAGATGAAATTGGTAAAGTGCCTGAAGCAGTGCTTCTGCTAGATCCGAAAGTAGTTTGAAAAGTATCATTACCACCTGTGCCACCACCAGTTCCTGTAACTACACGCATAGCTGCATTGCCTAATGCAGCAGTTGTATCTTGTGTCCATCCTGTTGGAGCAGATGCTTGATAAAAAACTTGTTTTGTTCCTGAAGGAAAAGGATCAACTCCACTTAAATTTGAACCATCACCTGTAAATGTTGTAGCAGTAACAGCACCATTTGTTCGAAGAATAATTTGTCCTGATGAACCAGCGGTAACAGTATCTTTAAAAGTTGTGGCCCCTAATTTATCAACCGCATTATACATTTTATAATTGGCACTACCGTCGTTATAAACATGTGAGTAAGCACCTTGTGCTATAGCGATTCCATTTGCGGTATGACCAGTAGCTGCAATGGTTAAAGTTTGTGAACCTGTTGTGTTATTAAAGAAAACATATTCACCTTCAACAGCAGGAACAAAAACAACAATGTCTCCTGTTAAAGCACCTGTTAATTCAATAACTTTATTAGCTGATTCGGTAGAGGGATCTGCATTACCTGTTGTAAGAGTAATATTTGATGAACCAGCAACAGATTTAGATATATAACCTGCTCCAAATGCATCTAAAACATCTAAATTATTATTAGTGTTTGTACCCCATGTATTGGCGTTAGCGCCAGTTTCCATTTTTTCTAATTTGTAATTACTTGAGTATGTACTTGCCATGTTTAAACCTCTCTAAAATAAGATCGGAAG